AGCGTCACACGAACTTCTCCCAAACTGTCGAGCGTCAGGTCATTCAGGGCAACGTCTCGAACAATGGTATGTCCACCGTCCGCTTCGAGCGCAAGGGTGACATGCTCAACTATGTCTATCTCGTACCCAACAACGGTACCGCTACCCAAACCGTCGCCGATTGGACGACTGTGATCTCTAAGGTGGAGCTTCTCATCGGTGGTCAGCTCATCGATGAACAGGATTCGATCTACTCGACCCTCATCGCCCCCACTCTTTCGGCCACCTCTTCCTCCAAGTCCGTCGCGGGTGGTCTCTACACGGGTGCCGCCTCCGAGCGCTTCTACCCTCTCCGCTTCGCCTTCTGTGAGAACTGGCAGACGGCCCTCCCCCTCATCGCCCTTCAGTACCACGATGTCGAGCTCCGGATCACGTGGGGTCCCAACGCTGCGGATAACAGTTTCAAGTGGGATGTCTACGCCAACTACGCCTACCTCGATACTCAGGAGCGTGAGGTGTTCGCCTCCAAACCCCAAAACATGCTCATCACTCAGGTCCAGAAGGCGATCTCCTCCGGGTCCAAGATGCAGGAGCTCAACTTCAACCACCCCGTGAAGTATCTCGCCTCTGCTGGTACTGATTCGGTTACCACCAACGCTGGTGGTTTGGCGATCCTCAACGACGCTAACAAGCTCAAGCTCCAGATCAACGGTACCGACGTGGCCGACTTCAAGTTCGCCAACCCCAACTTCACCACCGTGCCCCTCTACTACCACACTTCCCACGCGAACGGTTCTCCCTCGACCAAGTTGTTCACGTACCCCTTCTGCCTCGAGACGGGTAAGCTCCAGCCCACTGGCACCCTCAACTTCTCGCGCCTTGACTCTGCCCGTATCGTGAACGATACCGCTTCGGTCAACAAGGACATCTACGCGGTCAACTACAACGTCCTCCGTATCGAAAATGGTATGGGCGGTCTTTTATATTCTAACTAAATAGTACATGTGGAATCTTATTTTCCTTCTTGCCATCGTTTTTGTATTGACGTACGATCCTAAATCCAGGACACTCGAAACGTTCATCGGTCCCCCGAAGAGCGACACGCAATACGAAACCGTCCAAATCGCTCAGACCCCGTATGAGTCTCCCCCATCAGGCCGAACACGTATGGGTGCCGTGATGTAGATTACTTAAAAAGAAAAGACGTGGTACAAGTATAAATGATTCCTTTTAACCACGAAAATATCATGATGGTCGCGACTGCTGTTTGTGTCATTGGTGTCATTTTCCTTCTCCGTGAACTCAACAAGACGAAGGAGGAGCTCTACGAACTCAGGGAGTTTTCCGAAGATGTGATGGAAAAGCTCAATTCGATCGGTGACGAAGATGACGAAGATGACGACGCGGAGCCCATCGAGGAAGTGAAAACACCCGGAATTAACATGTCCGCATAATATAACTTGCGAATGCGCAATGAAAAAGTACAAGGCGATTGCAATACCGGTGAGCTTTGTGGATGGCAAGCCGAGATTTTTGACTGTCAGGGATTGGCGGTTTAAGGAATGGATTTTCGTGACGGGTGGATGCAGGCGAAGGGAAATTTACAACCCGTTACGGTGTGCTCTCAGGGAACTCGAAGAAGAGACGAGAGGTGTCGTTTCCCTAAAAAATGGTCAATACACAGAGTTTAAGTTTATACACAAAGAAAGTCCGACGGTTGAACTCGAGTATAACGTTTTCGTATTCTTCGTAAACTATACACGATCACAACAACAGGAAATGATTCGAAAATTCTATGAAGAGAAGCAAAAGACATCCGTCAAAAAGGCTCTTCATCAACCGTACAAAAAGACATACGACGAAAACGATTTCATGAGTTTTGACACACTCGAAGAGTTTAACGCCCGTAAGCGCTGGAAGCTCATCGTAGACAATGTCATCAAAAATCCAGAATTCTATTCGTGTATAAGTTCTTTGAATAGAAAAACCTTTTCTATAAAATAATGAAGTCTAAGGCTTTCATCTTACACCAGATTGAAGAGTTACTCGATAAGAACAGGGGTTTGTGTGAAGAGGAGATTTCTCGATGGATGGATGAAAATAAAGAAAAGACTGTATATGAACTTCTAGTCATAAAAAAGGAACTCTCTGAAAAGAGGGAGTACCCAGATGTTTCGTGTATGAAATGGTTTAGAGAAGATGATCAATAGAAAAATATGTTTAAGAGTTGGTGTGCGACTCAAAATTTTAACAATGCAACCAATCTATCACATGTGCTCATGGACGGAGGAAAACTCTCTGTGCCATTTGATAGGTTGAATGACTTTTATGATATGTACATAGAAGCAATCAGTGCCAATGAAAAGTTGTTTGTCGTGGAACAAAAAACACCTACATACAACTTCTTCATCGACATTGACTACAAAGATGAAGAGTCTCTTTCGATTGATGAAATCAAGTCCATCTGTAAGATTATCTGTGACAAGGTCAAACGTCACGGTGGTAAGAAGTGTCTCATATCTGTGTCGCCTCCAAAGAAGGTGGGTGACTTAATGAAGACTGGGGTACACTTGAACTGGCCAAACTTTGTCGTGGATCAAAGTTCTGCGATTGCTTTGAGAGATCATGTCCTTGTAGCCCTCTCTACTGCTAAGGGTTCATATGACTGGAACGATATCATCGATTCCTCTGTGTATGGTGACTTGCACAGAAAGACAAAGGGAAGTGGGTTCAGGATGACATGGTCGTATAAGAAAGCTAAACACGACGCATGCGGTGGACGAGGATGTTCTAGTTGTGAAAACGGTAAAGAGGACCAACTCGCATATCTCCCAGTTTTCATGTACACCCCAGAGCCTCTGAGTACAATTATTCGTGTACAACCGACACCGGATGTAGAACTTTTGAAGATGTCCACCATTCGTACAGACGCACCACAAAACGCTTTCATTGAACCGCCTTCTGCACCCATTCGAGAAGGTGGGTTTACAGATGACGAAACGAAGGATGAGGTGCACGATGAACAACTTAAATCGGACATAGAGGCGTTCGTTCGCAAGAATATGGATGGACAGGTTACAGCATTCATCACGAAACTGTTCAAACATAAAAATATGTTTCTTCTCGCCACGACATCAAACTACTGTGAAAATTTAAAACGAGAACATAACTCGAATCATGTATGGTTCATCATCAGTGGTAAAGTCATTCTTCAGAAATGTTTTTGTAAATGTGAAACACTTCGTGGTAGACGTGAAGGATTTTGCAAAGACTTTTGTGGAAGAAGACATGAACTTCCTCGATCAATCATAGACCGTTTGTATCCCAAAGTAGAAGAGGTTCAAAAGTGTCCAGAAATTAAAAAATTTGTCGAAAAGCCCAAGTTTAATCAAACTGAAGTAAGACCCATGATTGAAACATTCATCAATAAGTTTATGATGGGTCAGGAGAATACATCCGTTGTGAATATCAGGCGAAATAATGCGAGTCATGTCGTTCTAACAACATCTTCGTATTGTGAATCTATAAGGGGTGAGCACCCGGAATCTGTCATGTCATACGTGATAAAAGGTTCTAAAATCACACAACAATGCCCATTGTGTAAAGGAAAGAAAAACAAGGCGAGAACACATACATTAATGAATACAAATCTCATAAAACTACTTAAACAATAATGTACAGTACTACACAAATGGTCGTAGCCCGTACACGTTCAGGGAGACATATAAAGAAACCCGTTCTATTTCAGCCGACCGAAACTGTATTAGAAGATGACTACGCGACTGACGAACACGATACAGATATTGATTCGGGTATAGACACGGACGATGAAGAAGAGTATTCGACTGATGAGGAAGATGATGATGCTGATGAGAACGGCAACCTCAAGGATTTCGTGGTAGATGATGAAAGTGAAAGTGAGGAAGAAGACGCTTAAAAAAAACCCACGCTATTACAGAAAATGGAAACAGACATTGGTAATCCCATCGAATACAATCCTGTACTCGACAACGTTCCAGAGGAAAAAGATGAAAATAATGAAAAGTCTCATGAAGAGGAGTATTATTTTCATCCGTCACCGCCACTTCCACAATATCAAGAGAGGGAATCGTTTGATCTTTTCAAAAGTGTAGACAAGTCTACATGGATCATCGCATTCGCCGTCTTTTTACTTGGATTTTTTATGGGGAAAACCATGCAACCAGTTATCCTCAGGTACACCTGAGAATGGTACAAACTTTCCTATGTTCCCAACTTTGGGAGGAATAAAATGATTAATGAATGGATCTCTATACGTATCTTCGATAAAACCAGCCGTCGTACTCGCTTCTGGTTTTTTACGAATCTTCCTTTTCTTTTTTGAACCCTCTATAAAGAACAATATAAAGAGAGCACTCACGATGATCGCAGTCACGAGAATGTCAATCATTTGTTATTATGTGTGATTATTATTATTCAGCCTCCTCCTTGATCTCCGAAAGCTTCGCATCCTCCTCACGCTTCTTTTGCCTCTCCTCAACCTCCTTCGCGACGATGGCATCAGCCTCCTTGACCAGTTCCTCCATGTTCGCATCGGGCTTCTCCTTCTTGAGACGCTCGAGTACTTCAGCAGGGTGAGAAATAGGCGCTTCATCAGGCTTGGTGTAAAACTGGGAGTTTTCATCACCGGGAGTTATGCGAGCCTTCTCCTCCATCATCGCCTGCTTACGCTCGTTGAACATACGAGCCGCCTGAGCCTGGTTCTCCTTGTAACCAGTCATGATCTCCTCGAGCTTCTCGTTGGTATAGTGTACGTCCTCAATCTTGGTGGGATCGGGAGGGATCAGAAGCCACTTGTATAGATCGACGACGTAAATGTCGAACGTGGGATCTTCCTTCTGAAGACGCTTGGCGTGGTTGGCAGCCTCATCGCGAGTGGCAAAAGCACCACGAATCTTGATACCAAACTTATCATTCTTCTGGGGCGCCTCAGGGCCGATGATAGAGAGGCACGCGAACACCTGACCGGGTACAGTAGTATAATCTTGCTCGAGAGACATTATATGTTTGTAAGGATTCAAAACTTTAAGCCCTAAGTAGTTGTTAAAGATTTGACGCACAAGACAAATATGGAAGAGATTCGTAAGAATCACAACGACGCGAAGAGACTGTTGATTCAATCCACTACACATGAAGGTCAACATATTCTCGATGTAGGATGTGGATTCGGTGGCGATCTCCAAAAATGGCACAAGTGTGGAGTGAATATTAACATGTGTGACCCCGAACCCTCTGCACTCGTGGAAGCCAAATCACGCGCAAAGAATATGCACATGCGAGTCAATTTTTATGAAGGAGACATCCATAATTGTCCCAAAAGAAAGTTTGATGTCGTGTGTTTCAACTTTTCACTTCACTACATCTTTCAGACGAGAGACCTTTTCTTCAGTTCGATACACGAAATTAAAAAACGCGTCAAACCCGGTGGTCTTCTCATAGGTATCATCCCAGATTCAGAAAAGATCATTTTCAATACACCGTTGCAAGATGATATGGGCAATTTTTTTAAACTCAAGAATCATGGAAACGGTGGTTTTGGTGAGAAACTCTTCGTCCATTTGACGGACACTCCATATTATGCAGATGGTCCAAAATCGGAACCAGTCGGTTACAAGGACTTACTGGTGACACACCTAGAGGAGTTGGGATTCAAGTTACAACTTTGGGAGGGACTTCAGGGAAATCCCATCTCAGAGTTGTATAGTAAATTTATCTTTGTGTATAATAGATGATAGCGTTTATTGTGTTGATCCTCATCAATATTTTCATACTCTTTCAAACACGAGAACCCGGTGAATTTAAGGAGGTGAAAGAGCGATACCAAATTCTTCGTGACCACCTCAAGGAGACAAACAATGAAAAATTTGGTGTTCTCATACGTCCCATTCCCATCACAGGCCTTAAACGAATGTCCGGGACAGTCGGTTACAACGTGAACAAGGGTGCCGACATAACACTGTGTCTGGATGGTGACACAAATGAAATTATGCACGTACTCATTCACGAGCTCGCACACAGTACCGTTCCTGAATGGGACCATTCCAAAAACTTTTGGGACAACTATTCGGAACTTCGAGGTATTTGTGAATCCATAGGAATATACACGAGATTACCAGACAAAACCAAGTTCTGTGGTCAGTACATTCAGGATAAATAATAATCTCGGATTACTATAAATGCAAACTCCCGTCTCGAACCTCGCGACGGCGCTCTTTTATTGGATACTGTTTTACGTCGTATCTCAGGTGCCAACACACAGTGATAACTACTACGCGAACCTCGTGTTCCTAACTGTCATCATTCCTAATGCGGCTCGATACATCGTCGGCGAACGCCCCGAGCTTGCGGTCGATCGCTCGTTCTTCGCCATGTCGTCCCTCTTTGCGCTCATCATCGTGTTCGCGGTGAACGAGTGGTGGAAGCGGTCGAAGGATACTGTGAAGAACTTTCACAAGAGTGATCGTCGGAAGCATCTGGAGTTGAGTGGTGTGCTCGCCGGTGCTTTCGTGATCGGTGCGCTCATCACCTATTTCTCTGGTATAGATGACTCGATCTATAACAACATGATGCAACCGAACGCTTAAACCTTAATGATATAAGTCTTCGCGATGAAGAAAATAATGGCAGCGATCACACCAGTCGAGGCCAAGCCCACCATACTTCTACCCCCTTGCTCGTTAAGGAACTTGGGGATAGAGGTCGCGAGACGGTCCTGAATAGGCTTACTCACGGCGATACCAGTAGCGACGGCGACGATAAGCGAGATGAGCTGGTCATCGGTGAGGTTGAGGGGGTTCTTGCTCTCAGGAACTTCCTCCTTCACAGGAGCCTTAGGGGCAGCCATCATCTGGGTCTGTAACTGGGGTGCAGCCATCTGGGGTACACGGGGATCTTCGGCCATCATCTGAGGTTCCATCATAATATCGTTGATGGGTGTAGAATCCATCGTGTCTTTATCTGTACTCACATTTTTTTCGGGTTGTTTAAACGCTGTAGAGGGCCTGTTATTCTCCTGTAAAGGTACCATACCTTCACCATCATCGAAAAGGTTCATCGTATGGACGTCGTTCGAAGCCATTGTATTATAGTCCTATGTTTTCTATGAATTCATGTGACGCAATTATTTTCGTTTGGTAATTGTCAATTTTGTCTTCTTCGTCGTCTTCTTTGCATCCTGATCACTTTGTGTCACATGTTTAGGATTGTACATTTTCTTGTGCATGTTCCAGAGTTGAGGACTTCCGACTCTGAAGTTTTTTCGAATCGACGCCTTGTACCAAAATACACAATCCTGTATCTTGTTAGACTTGACTGTATTATCTAACACGAGACATTCGTAGTTTTCGGTACATGCATCCATCACTTTACAGAACATATCGAAAGAAGGAAAGATGCCAAAAAACGACTTGTACAATTTCTCTCTGTTCTGGATGATGTTTTCTCGAAGAATAAACACATAATCGACGTTCGCTCGAAGTGCTGGTGGAAGATCCATCACGTATTGCATCGTCAACATGAAGAAGATTTTCCAGTGGCGCCCATTCATGAAACATTGTCGGATACACGTATCTTTCAAAAACTTACTGTCATACATACAGTCGTCGAGAAGCATGAACGCTCCACAATTTGATCGACCTTCACCGACGAGTTTACGTTGTCGAGCCATGACACGTTCGATCGCATCTCGATCGTAGTCCCCGTAAATGAACAAGTCTGGGATGAAATCTGAATAAAAGTGATTTCCCTCTTCTGTGCCACTGAGTACAATTCCCGCCGGAAGATGTCTCTTGTGGAACATGATATCTTTCACGAGAGTTGATTTACCTGTGTTGCGCTTCCCTATAAACACACAAACCCTATCATCAGTGATCGTCTCGGGTTTGAATTTCTTCAACTGAAGGTTCATTCTATTGTAGTGTTTCGTTTTATTTAGCAAAATTTTACTCATATACAGTAGGAATGGCAGGTCGTCTCAGGATCGCCACCACAGGGATCCAGGACCAATGGCTTACTGGTGAACCACAATTTTCATATTTCCTGATGAATTTCAAGAGACACACTAAGTTTTCGTTCGATTACGTCGAGAGTCAGTTTGATGGAAAGATTGATTTTGGAAGTCTTCTCACATGCAGAGTTCCGAATGATAAAGGTGATCTCATCAAGAATTTTACACTGAAGGTGACCCTTCCTGATCCAAACCCTACGACGAACGTTTGGTCAAAATCTATAATCACACACATGATTGATTACGCAGAGTTGGTCATCGGTGGACAGGTGATTGAGAAGATCACAGGAGAGTACATATACATGCAGCAACAGCTCAATAGTACGAATGATGATATTGAACAGACGTTGTACTTTCTCAATGGTCATGGAAATCTTCTGGCGTACACGGGGTCGTATACGTACTTTTTGGATCTTCCATTTTACTTTTACAGGCACTCGTCCCTGTCTATACCGACATGTGCACTCACGAAACAGATTGTAGAAGTTCGAATCAAACTGAGACCCTTGAAAGAACTCATACATTTCGGTGCACCCCCGAATATTCAGGCGTCAATCAAGAAGTTTTCGATGGACACGGAATATGTATATCTCATGGATGACGAAAAGGGTTTTCTCATGTCTCGACCAATTGATTATGTCATCACACAACTCCAAATCGCAAAGTTTAAGATGAAAGCTGGTGAAACAAAGAAATCTGTGATGCTCAAGTTTGTGCACCCAGTGAAGGAATTGTTATTCGTGTCACAATCAGAAGATTCTGTTCAGAATAACTTTCCGAATCAGTACAACACCATCACAAATGCTGAACTACGATTTAACAATGAAGTGGTATTTAATCGAGACACTCTGTTTATGACGTACGAACAGGCACTCAAGCACCATGTAAACGCTCCACAAGCGTCGACTGAATCCAAGTTTGGTATGTATTCATTCTCATTGCAACCTGAAGTGTATTACCCAACTGGTCAGGTGAATATGAGTCGTATCGCACACAAATTGTTCACGATTACTATTTCTCCCAGAGTTCCGACGGTAGAAAATGATACGAGAATCTATGCCATAAACTACAACGTTTTACGTTTTGAAAATGGTTTAGCGGGTTTAAAATTTTAGGGTGTTATAGTAGTAATGGCTGGTCAACTTCAGTTGATGACCTCTGGGTCACAAGACAGGTATTTCACGAGAAATCCAGACTACAGTCACTTCATAGAAGCGCACAGGAAGCATGCAAACTTCTCGACGCAGTACATCGACCTTGACCCCGAAAATGGTGATGCCGATTTTGGAAGGAAGGTTCGATTCAAGATTCCTCAAAATCAAGGAGATCTTCTGAAGACACTGAGTGTGAAGATGACTCTTCCAGAGATTCCAGGATTACCAATATACATCGAATCTGTTGGACACGCCATCATCGAACATGCCGACCTTATCATCGGTGGAACGATCGTTCAAAGACTCACGAGTGATTATCTCCAGATTTACTCGGAACACAACGTGACTCAAACGAAGCAAAAGGCGCTCGAACAACTCATCGGCAAATACCCACTCCGAACGACGGATCGAAGAGTTGGAGAAGTCACGACGGGTGGATCATCGGGTAACATTGGAATCATCATTCATGGAACACTCGGTGCAGACTCAGATGAAAACTTTTTCGTCGATCTTCCATTTTACTTTTACAACCACCCTGAACTCGCCATACCCCTGTGTGCCATCACGAAACAGGAGGTGGAAATCGAATTAACTCTTCGAAAGGCACAGGATATCATGGTGACGCTGAGCGGTGGTCGTGTGACGTCCCCACCGGAGATTCACATCAAGGAGTTTAAACTCTGTACAGAAGTCGTGTTTCTCGATACAGCGGAACGAAAGAAGATGCAAAAGATGAAGAAAGATTACATCATCACACAACTTCAAGAGAATGTATTCGACGTTGGTCCGGGTGTCAATGAAGGAAAGTTTCATCTCGATTTTAGAAATCCAGTCAAGGAACTTTACTTTGTGATTCAAAGACATGGTGACTCTGTGACCCCATTCGATTACGACAACACGGAACTCACCATAGATAACAAACGTATTTTGTACGAAAACCTCGATTACCTGACCCTCACGTTCGATGGGGAAGATATCATCACCCAAGAGACTGGTACAGTCTTGTTTCTCAAAGCGGTCCAGGCGGCGATTCACCATTCCAAGACCCAACTCATCAGGCGATTCTATTCATATAGTTTCGCCCTTCAACCGGAAGAATCGTACCCGACGGGACAAGTCAACCTAAGTAACATCAAAGAACAGGTACTTTATTTGAAATTGACACCGTGTCCCAGCTTTGCTAGACAAATCAGGGTATACGCAGTCAATCACAACATTCTCCGAGTCGGTGAGGGAATTGCCAAAACTCTTTTTACACTTAAATACTAAACATGAACATGCAATCCGGATTCGGTGATGCCGGTAACATGATGGCAGAACAATACATCGAAACGATGACAAACATTCTTCTTCCCGTCATCGAGCGAAGCACGCTTCTCGCAGCCGAATACTCCAAAGCGTGTGGAAGAGATACACTTCTTCCAGAAGATATGGAGTATGCGATGAAATACTGTGCCATGTACACAGTCGGTAATACCATTGGGTCCACATTCCCAGAAATATACGAAGATTCAGAAGATTCAGAAGACGAAGATATGGAAGTTGTTGATGAGGATGAATGTCCTTCGTTCGTTCGATACAGTGGTTCTGATCCTATACTTCTCCAGGTCAACGATGCACATGACCGTTGGAATGATTGGATTCCACAAAATCCAACAGAACAGATCTTAAAAAATGCTATTAATAGTAATGAGCACATGGGAGCCTGATGGTTGGAATTTTTCCGACTCGGGTGTAAAATTACATGTCTATGAAGATGACGAATCAGACAGTGACTCATGTGGAGATGGTGATATATCAGGAGATGATCAACTCTTTACTACCAAAAAGACAATGTACAAAAAAATTTCAAAAGAGGAGTTGTTACCGGAATAAATAATTTTCCTTTCTTATAGTATACTATTCACAATGAAGGCGGCTATGCAAACTGTCACCCTTGTTACTCAGGAGCTTGAGACCCAGTCTCTCAACGCGATTGTCGCTGGTTTCTCGTTCGCGGCGGCCATGTCTTGGATGGATGTTGTTCGCTTCATCATCAACCAGGTTATTAAGGTGCCCAAGAACGGTGGTGCCCAGTACGCGCTCACTGCCGTGCTCACCACCCTCCTCTCCATCGCGGTCTACATGATGATCTCCACTGTGTCTACTCGCGTCTCCAAGCCCGCGCAGCCCGTGTACGCTATTTCGCGCTAATCGGACCGCCTCGCATCAGGAGCATGAGTACCATACCAACACACAATATGATACCTATATAAATATAAACCTCTTGGTTATAAAGAACCTCCGTTACCGGGTTCTTTATTTTCTCGGTATCCGTCTTTTTGCTGAATGTATCTAGTGGGACTTTTGGGAGTCCTTCAAGTTTATCCGTAGAACATGTAATTTCAAATTTCAAAACGTGCTCTTGATTTCTGAAATCATATGGAATGAGTCTTCCATGACTCATGTAAAAGAATTCAATCTTCAACTCTTTGACAACTTTTTGTGGACCGGAATGAAACCTATGTACGAGAGGGTCATCTCCTCCATGTATGTTGATAATATCCGATCCATCTAACAGGATGTGACCCGTATAGAAGGGTGTAGACGTGTACACAGACTGAGTAAATTCGTCAGAACCGAAGTCATTTTCAGAATGAGTGAATTTGGACCACCGAGATTGATCGCCCCAGAACGAAGTTCCTTATTCGTGGATGTGTAGTTATTCGAAGTGAAACCGATAACCTGGTGTGGTGTCGTTAATGAAGAAGACGTGTCCATGTATCCATTCGTACCATCCAAGAATTCAAATGTAAACGTATGATCACCGACAGACGTGTTTGAAAAAATGAGGCTATCTGTATCCGTATCGAATGTGACTGTATCAACATTACTCGATGATCCCAGCTTTAAATCAAGATCTGAAGCGAGTTCTGTACCACTCGTATAGTTCGTCTCATCGAGTGTGATGGGTGTTCCGTCCACACTGAAGGTTTTGTTCGTAGCACAGGTTGCGAGTTGAGGTGTGGGAATACGGGCTGATACGAGTTTAAACTCTGTAACATCGTATATCGGATTTTCGAGAGTAACCACGTAACTATTCGCGTATGCATATATATTTGCCTGTCGTTGACTACTATCGATAGTAAGACTGTGCACCTTCATTAAAATAGATGGATACTATTTTAATGACTGTTTTCAACGAATTGTGAATAATTAACGATACATGGCGTGCGCGAATGGGTTGTTCTTGAGTTGGTTCGCGGCGATATCGAGGCGTCTAGAGTTGGGGTTTTCATTACCCTTGTATGCATTAAACTGATGGAACGTCTTGCTCTGATAATTCTGTGTCCATCCACCATTCGCACCGTTTATGCGACCATCGACCCGAGTCGTATCGGAACGAACCGCCGTGAGTGCACCACCTTGCTTCAAAGCGCTTTCGCGAACATTCATGCGACCCGCGTTGCCCATACGGTTGGGCTTACCACGACGATCCTCTGGTCGGAAACCATACTTCATGAGCTCCTCGTTCGTCTTGGCGGTGACTTGGCTGGCAACACCAGTAGCGTATGCACCATGGAAACTGTGAATACCGGGCGCTGGTTGGTTGTTGTACCTGTACTGCTCATCGTTGCGATCCGCCTTGAATCGCGTGGGATCCTGAGCGAGTGTCTGGGCAGAAACGAGACGCTTCGCACCGTTGTACCCGAGACCATCTCCACGTAAACCCGTTTCGGACCGGTTAGTGGTTCGCTTGGTTCTTTCGTGTTCGTTGCGTGGTACGACACCCGTCATCCCTTGAGCACGACCAGCCATCGTAGGTAAACGGGATGGGAGATAAGCGGTCGTTTCAGGTTTGTTATGTGTGAGCTGACCAACCTTAGCCGAGCGACCACCAGTAACATCCGCAGCGGGACCGGAACGGCCTGGTAAAGTCGTGAGACGGTACTCACCTACGTTAATGGGATTAACCCGGAACAATTGCTGATGACCACCGACCGCAGGAACACTCGAATCGACACCGAGACCTGGTCCGACGAGCTGCTTTTCGACTGGGGACAGGTTGTTCATGCGACCCTGATCATACATGCGGTTACGCATGTTGAGAATTTCTTGGCCACCACTTCGCTGCTGACGACCAATATCGGCAAAACTCTCCATCTCCCGCTTCGAAGGAACTTCGACACGCGAAACAAAGTCATTCTGTTTGAAGCTGGGAGCCACTGCACCCATGCCATCATTTGTCATCGCAATCTTTGCTTCTGGGCTGTATTTTTCGGTTTTATTCTGGGACAATGTCCGTCCAGCATATACAAGACCGGCTACGGCTAACAGTGAAATAGGATCAGCCATTCTTATTTCTTACTGACATTTTTATTAACGTACCTTTTCTGGAAAAGACCATTTTGGAGGTCGGCACGGGTACTGGCGGGCTCATACTTTTGAGTGCGCAGAGGAACCTTACACTCCATGTTGTTGAGAGGGAAGAGATTGCGCTCGTACGTTTGAACGATGTTCTTGTTGAAACGGGTCGTGGTTTGGGGTCTAAGTTGATCGCTCGTATCTATGAATTGCGCGGGCGCACCCTTTCCAGCCATGTACGGGGCCGTGCCATACAACATCGTGTTGGGGCGCGAGCCGTAGTTCAAGTGGCTGGGCTGAGGGTACACAAAAACTTCATCGGTAGCTCGGTTAGGAGGGAGAGCACCCTTGTTGTCGACAATGAAGAGACCAGGTTGAAGCTGATACGCCATTTATTATTACACGAGAATATAATCTAACTATACGTTCCTCCGCCACCTCGCACCCGGCCACCGCCTCTGAGACCCCGAATGTCTCCGTCCGATCCTAGTCCAGCGAAAGCCTCGAGCTGAACACCTCTCGCATCAGGGTTACAAAACTGTGTGTTACTTTTACACATCGGACCATTCTTGGGGCCATACAACCACTCCGCAAACTTCGTCTGATCGCCTGGAATTTTAGACACAGGCGTACTCACAAACTGACGCTCGAAAGCATTGCGCTTATGCACAGGAAGAGTAGACCTAGACCTACCCATATCATAAGCAACCTGATCACTGCTATACTTCTTTATCAGAGGCTGTGTAGTCGCATAATAACAAGCCTCTAAGCGATTAGGAGCATCCGTGTAATCCGTCATGAGAACATTTCCAAGTGGGTTCTCCTTTGTTGGTTTCTGACACACATTCATCTTATCGGTGCTACCATACGGCTCCTTGATGAGATTCGCCTTGTACATGACATATATGACCGAGAGCATCGTCGCACCGAGTATAAACATACGAGGATCTCGACGAATCAGGAACAAAATGCACGTGGCATAAATGATAAAGCGAGACGCAGCGTTGACCCTTTCCGCTGGTGTCTGTTTACTATTCGGCCAAAAGTCTAAAATTCGTTTATTCTTGACAAGTTGTTTAGGATCTTCGAACCAAACTTTCATTTAATATAGATGAGGTTTATTTTTTCGGGAGGTTGCCCAACATTCCAGTCATACTTCCCATCATCTTCATGAGGGCATCCTGGTTAATTTCACCTTCGTTACCGGACTGAATCTTGTCGGCACACTCCTTCGCCATAGCCTCGATCGCGGACAAAGTGTCTTCGGGTACAGACTGAATAGTCGTTCCGAGAATGTAAAGCGTCTGAAGGTACTGCCACACAGCATCCTTCGTGCCACCTCCCATACGCTTCCACAACTTGATGATATCGAGCTCCGAAAGAAACTCGATTTCGTTGGAATGGACGAGAATGAACAGCTCATCTTTCGCAGAGATGCTATCCGCGTATGGAGAAACACTCTTCATGAATCCGTCGACGAGAAGTCGAGGGCTCGTACTCTTAATAAGGTCGAACGATGTCAACATCTTCTTGATACTCTTTTCATCTGGAAAAGTCTTGTGCAATTCCACAAGAAATTGACCCATCATGTCGTTAAACGCAGTCACGGACGCCATTTTCTTAATAGTACGGTGTAATCTTTAAGTTAGAAAGGTTCATTGGAAATGACCTCTCTTTGACCAATACCATTCAGTACGATCGCGTATACGAGAATTGCGACGAGCACGGAGGGCTTGGTGTATTGGTTCAGTTCCAATTTACCTTCATTATTGAGATACGCTTTGAGATGAATGTATCCGGCGGTCGTCGCACCGGCGATGAGCGCCGCGTATACTGGGTCGCGTAAATACTCGGAGAGTTCCATTTAATTATAACGGGGATTTTTTGTGGGAAATTCCGGTGCATCTCCAAAGAGTACGTCATCGTCATCTTCCTCCTGAAGTTCAGGTTCGGGACCGGGAACGCCTGGTACAGTTTTGAATTCCTGGTCCATTTGTTGCTCATTTTCCATTTCAGGCTCGGGCTCAGGCTCTGGCATGGGCTCCTGTACCTGCTCTGGCATGGGCTCTGGCATGGGCTCCGCCTCACCCTCGAAAATCTCTGGATCTTCGGCATCTTCAACGTCACCGTCAAGGTCAATATCCCTAGATTCCTGAGACATGTACGTCTGAAGAATCTGTTGCACGGGAATGAGTTCCTTGATTGAGTTTTCGATGCATGCACAAAAGCGCGATGTCAATTTTTCATCGCGGTGGTAAATGCTCTGATCCTCATGGAACACGTAGGGATCCCTGTATAGGTCTTTGGCGATGTTGTTGTAACACGTTTGGATAAACACTTCATTCGTGGGGAGTTTTAGCGAAATCTTCTTGTTATCCGCCTTGAGACGAACAGCCGAAAGAATCTTGGTGCACGCGACAAACACGGCCGCTAAAAGGTCACTGAACCAGGCGCAACGGTTCGTGATGTTATCCGAATGTTGCTTGGACATGGCGTTCGACCAATTAGGAACCTCTTGAAGAAGCTTCTGAAACATGATGAGCACCTTTCGCCCATTGGAAATTTTGTTCGCCTCTTCGTAAATATCGTTAAAAACGTCAATCATAGGTGGACACATAAGCAAACACAACTGTCCCATGTATTCGCGCTTCGCTTCCGTCAAAATGCTGAGATTATCCATTTATGATTAAGTGGGTTTTAAATTTTAATACTTACTACGCACCATTCCCCCTGTATTTGTTTGCCATCTTTTTTAGATTCATGAGATTGGGAAATTCCACGTCATCTTCATCCTCAGTCTCACGCTCCTTCTTTTTCTTTGAAACATTCCAAGATACGTATACATCGTGGTCGCCCATGAGCTGAACCACAAATCCTCCCAATTCAAACTGTCGAGCGATGTATCGTGCAGCTGCACTTCTATCGAATACTGGATATCCTATGAGTATTACCGGTACAGTCAAGAAAACCTGTTTGTGTCCAAGTTCTACACACTGTTTAATCTTTGACGAAAACTGATCATAGATTTTCTTGTATATCTCCTTTTTAATTCGCTTCTTCTTGTCATCAATTTCTATGATATCATTGATGTTGATCATTACATTTAGCTCAACTTATTTTTTATCAAATCTAACTCACCGATGTTGGGAACGGCACTCTCTTTAACAAGTTTGTAATCCACGAATTCCTTTCCAGCAGACCCCTTCGTGTACACCTTGACGTTACTGGGTGCCTGGTCACTGAGTGGCTGAGACCGAAGAGATACCAACTTCATCTTGTCACCCATGACCTCGAACGTGGAAACGACGGCAAACCCGAACGCGAACCCACCCTTACGAACGACAGTGAACGTGCACTCGTACAGGTTGCTCGCCACACCGTTGTACACCTTAACCGACTGTGTCTCGATGATGTACGTGGGGAATTTGAGACGGTTATACAGTTCTT